CCCAGAAGACCAAAGGCTGGATCTTTCCACCAAAGTGTCATTCAAAAAGCAAAAGCGCAAAACACAGTCAGGAGTTGACGTATCGGCTGAGGAAATGAACCAAAGGGTAGATGCGGCTAGGGAGATGATCAGCAAAATCACGGCCAAGCGTCCAGGTCTTACTAGCGCTGAAGTGCAAATCGAAATCGACCCTAAAAACAAGAGAGCTTTTTACAGTTTAGCTCGAAAAACTGTTGTCGTCGGCCCAACCTCTGGCGTTAGCACTATAGCGCATGAAATCGGTCATGCGTTGGAAATCCAAGAGCAAGGCCAGACTACGAGGTCGAAATCATGGCTGGCCGTAGCAAACGAAGGTGGAACAGTTAAAACGATAGGAAGAAATTCGAAGCGAATCGGTGTGAGGTCTGAGGTTTACTATGCCAACAAAAACCTAGCTGAACATGCTCAGTATGCTCGAAAATTGTACAACTCGGAAGCTACAGAGCTTGTCTCACAAGGTTTTTCTAGGCTCATCGACGATCCAGCGGAATTGGTTGCTGATGACGCACACTTTAGATTTTTCATGGGCTGGTTGAAAGGAAAATAGGAATGCAATTTTTAGTCGAGGTTGATGAAATCGATTCAGCGATATTCGAAGAGTCTGGAGAGTTTGAGGCCAGTAGCGAGGAAATGAAATCGCGAGTGGATGCACTCCTGGAAGTGTTCGAAAGCAACGAGATGAGCACAGTTGGCCAACAGCTCGCAGCGTTCGTTGCGGAGGCTATGGAGGGCGTTGTGTCTGCGATCGGATCCCCTGAGAAGGATCAGGCTGAGTTGTCGGAATCGTTCACAGGTCGCCAAAAGGCCATGCTAGAACGCTGGAAGGATTACCCGTAATGCCAAACCTTCGAGGGCGCAAACGTTACGAGCAACGCATCCAAGAGGCCATGCAAGAAGTATTTGCAGAGGCATTGAAGGTAGTCGATCAGGGCCTAGATGCCGTGAATCGAGCAATAAAAGCAGCATTGCAAAAATACGTTGGGCCGATCATCGAGGAAGTGCATCGGCGGGTGATTATCGCTTTGCTTATACTTTTTGGGGATGATGATCTGGGGCGGTCGGTGCTAGGCGACGCATCGAAGAAAAAAGGGCCTGTCTATGATGACCTGATCGAGCAGGCGAAGCGCCGAGCATCAAAACAGGTTGACGACCTGGGAAATCAAATGATCGACACCAATTCAAGTTGGTGGGACGAGTGGGATGAGGAAGAACCGATCGCGGATTGGGCCAGCGACAGGTTGTTTCCGGACTCTCGCGCTGGCAACGTTGCCATCACAGAGACGACCAACGCAGTGACGATCGGCGAGGCAACCGTAGTAGAAACGATGCGGGAACTAGGCGTTGGAGTTACGGCTCGTTGGTACACGAAGCGGGACGAAAGAGTATGCCCGGTATGTGGGCCACTGCATGAGACGGGGCCAGCGAACTGGGCTGATGACTTCGCGATGGGGCCTCCTGCCCACCCTCGATGCCGATGCTACCTACTGTATTTTTTGGGTGAGCAATAGCCAGTTAAGATTTCTCGCATGAGCAAGTTCATTCGAGAATCTCAAAGCGGATACGAACGCATCGACAAGGATGCAGGGATCATCTACGGGGTGAAGGTCTTAGGGCCTCAGTCCCGTAATGGTCGCGTTTATGAGGCTGAGGCAATCGCCAACGCCTTACCGCTTTACGAAGGGGTCTCGGTGAATCTCAATCACCAACGTATCGAGCCGAAAGCTCAGGTACAGCAAGACCGACGGATAGAGGATCGATGGGGCGTTCTCAAGAATGCACGCCTTAAAGATGGATCGATCTATGCTGACCTTCATTACCTCAAAACGCATCCGGCAACCCCGCAGCTTATCGAAGCAGCCGAGCGGTTCCCGGAAACGTTTGGCCTGTCCCACGATGCAGCGGGGGACGAGCAGGTAATCGACGGTAAGCGCCGAGTGGTCGAACTGCTTGACGTTCGGTCGGTCGATATCGTTGCCGATCCAGCAACCAACAACGGACTTTTCGAGAGCCAAGAGCGAGTCATGAAAAAGAAATTCAAAGCGATTGTCGAATCCTGTGAAGCCGAAATGCGTCCTCCGATGGAAGGCATGATGAAAGCCTATCCTGAGCTTCAGGAAATGGACGTTGAGTACGGCGACGACGAAGGTGACAACGGCATCGGGCAAGCCTTCAAGATGGCCATGATGAAAGTGCTCGACGATTCGACTTTGGACACCGCTGGCAAGCTGGCTAAGATCAAGGCGATCATGATGGCCAAAGAACAGGCCGATGCTGCGATGGGCTCGGGCATGACCGAGGAAGAAATGGCCAAGAAGAAAGCCATGGAAGAATCAGAAAAACGCAACGTCGCGAATCTCTGCGAATCGCTGACCAAGCAAGTCGAATCGCTCAAGAGTGAGCTAGAAAACAACAAGTGCAAAACGCTGCTTGTTGAATCGAACATCGAGCCAACGGCGCTGCGAATCAAAGCCTTGCTTCCGCTGAATCAAGCCGATCGAATCGAGCTTGCTAAGACCTGGAAGCCTGGAAACGTTGCCACCGGAAAGCGCCCAGAGCGTACCGGATCGGTAATGCACGAATCCGCCTCGGGAGCGTATCCCGCAGACTTCAAAGAATTTTCGAGGATGCTCGGCTAGTTGCCCTGCTATCAGTTTCGTTTCGGTTACTCAACCTACTAAGAGGATGATGAAAAATGAAGGGTTTACTTGTTCCTGATGCAGCCTTGAAGCTTCCAAGCACCTTCGGCGTTAACGATCATTTTGCCGGTTTGAACTCGGCGATTTGGACTTCGACCCTGACCGATAGCGGTACAGCTGCGGTCGGTGATGAAGTCGGTGGAGTGCTTACGATCAGTCCATCGGACGGAACCGCCGCCGACAACGACGAAGCCTACGTCGCGACGAAAGAGCTTTTTAAGATCGCAGCCGGGAAGCCGATTAGCTTCGAGGCTCTTTGCCAGTTCAGCCAAGCAGCTACCAACGCTGCAAACGTTTACGCTGGCCTGATGGATGGCGTTGCAGCGAATGCTTTGCAAGACGCTGGAGCGGGGCCAAAGTCGAGCTTTAGCGGTGCTGGATTCTTCGCCAAGGACGGATCGACGCTGTGGAACGTGATCTACTCCGACGGATCAACTCAAACCATCGCTGAACTATCGGCGACCAACAGCCTCAACAAGCAGGCGAACACGGCAGCTTCGGCAGCCTTTCAGCTTTTGGAAATCGACATCATTCCCAAGACTTCGAGCTTGGTTGATGTGATTTTCAAGATCAACGGATCTACCGTGTACAAGATGCTCGATCGTACTTATGCCAACGCTACCGAAACCTCGGCAATGCTTGGAGCAAAGAACGGAACAGCAGCACAGCAAGCCGTCAAGTTCGATGGCGTTGCTTGCAACCAAGCAGTCTAATTTTCAGTCCTCGGAGTTGAGGACGACAGGTTTTTACAAGGGAATTTAGGGATTTAGAACCATGGCAATTGTCAACATGAAAACCCGTCGTCACCAAGAACTGCGACGGTTGTGCGAAGCTGCTCAACGCGATAACGCTTTCCAGCGTTTCGTGACCGACTTCCAGGAGATGCTCAAGCAGGATGCAAACGACTTGGCGTCCCGCTGGTCGATTCGAGAGTTGTTCGAACAGTTCGTACCCGATGGGCGCGAGGCTGTGAACATGCTCCGACCATCTTCGATGGGTGGATTCCAGATCCAAGAATCCGCAGAGCTTGTCGATACTTCGATGTTCGCCAACATCAGCGGACAGATCATGTACACGGCAACCCTGCAAGGGTTCAACGCTCCGGGCCTGATCGGTGATCAGCTTGTCGAGGTCATCCAAACGCAGTTCTCCGGGGAGCGAATCCCTGGGGTCGGTCGCTTGGGTGATGACCTTGATGTGGTCAACGAGGGCCAAGAGTACCCGAACGCAGTGTTGGGCGAAGAATGGATCGACACTCCGGAAACGATCAAGCGAGGATTGATTCTCAACGTTACCCGCGAGGCGATCTATTTCGATCGAACCGGGGTTCTGTTGCAGGAGTGCGGACGAACCGGACAGCGAGTAGGGATCAACCGAGAAAAACGGATCCTTGACGTAGCGCTTGGAATCTC